CCTCCCATGCGCGCGTAAGCTGCGCACATGGCCTGGACAGATACCCTACTTGATGCGACCTTTCGCGGTGTGATGTTTGATTGCGTCAGCACCAGCGATGCGGTGCAACGCGCGCTGGTAGAGCACGACTACCCCTATGTGGCCGGTGCGGATGTCGAGGATATGGGCGCGCATGCGCGGCATATTTCCTTGCGCGCGGTGTTCTACGGCGCGGATTATGAAACCCGGATGCAGGCCTTTATTGCGGCGCTGGATGGTGCGGATGAGACGCTTGCCGCCGCCGACGCGGCGCGGGGCGGCTGGTTGCAGCATCCGGTGTTTGGCATGATGTTCTGTCAGGTGGCCAGCTATCGGGTGGCGCATGAGGCCGAGACGGTGGACGAGGCACAGCTTGAGATCGAGTTCGTCGAATCTACCACTGCCGCGCCGTTCTTTGGTAGCGAACTGGCGGTACAGAAGGCGGAAGCGATCACGCAACACGCACAGGCCGCCACCGCTGCCGCTACGGAGAATATCGGTGCTACGGTAGACCGGATGCGTAACCCGCTGGCGGTGCTGGACGGTCTGCGCAGTGCCTTGATGATGCCGTTGCTGGGGATTACCCGCGCCGCTGGCGTGCTGTTGTCCGGGATGGATGTGCTCAGCTTTCCGCGCGCCTGGGGCAATGACATCTCGGCACTGGTGAACGGGATACTCGACCTGCGCCAGTTCGGCAGCAATCTGCTGTCCGACTGGGCCAGTATTCAAAACGATCTGAATGCCTTTTCCATCTTCAGCCGCCCGCCGGGCGCATTGCCCTATAGCCCGGCGGAAGCGGCAGGCATTGCGGCAGTGGCGGCAACGGTGCAGGTGAACACGGCAGCCGGACTGGCCAATGCCGCCGGGTTAGTGCTGGCGGCGGAAGCGGCGACACCTACGCTGACCCCCACGCAGCTTGAGGCGGTGGCGAATACCGCGCGTGCCGCAATTGAGACCGCGATTGTCCAGGTGCGGGCGGTATATGGCATCGAGCAGGGGCGCGCGATGACCGAGCCGTTGAAGACGATGGCGCTGGCGGTACAGGAGGCGGCACGCGCCATCATCGTGACCCGTCCGCCGCTGATCCGGCGCACGGTGGAGGCCGACGGTAATTTCCGGCTGCTGGCGCACCTGTGGTATGGCGATCATAGCCGCGCGCCTGAGCTGTATCGGCTGAACGGCGCACGCAGTCCGTTCGTGCGTCAGGGTGAGGTGGTCAATGCCTACGCAAAATAACCCCCTGCCTGACACTGTCGAGCTGCTGATCGGCGGCCAGATGCAGGGCGACTGGTCGGGCTACGAGGTGGATTCCGACCTGCTCACGCCTGCCGATGCCTGGCAGGTCACGCTGGGGATGTCTGCGGATCAGATGCCTCCGGATGTGGCGGCAGGTGCGCCGGTGGTGGTCAAGATCAGCGGTGATACGGTGATGACCGGGCGCATCGATGAGGTCAACCACCAGGTGAATAAATCTTCCCATACGCTGACAATTTCCGGGCGCGACGGCGCGGCGGTGTTGCTGGATTGTTCGGCTCCGATTTTTACCGCGCAGATGGCCAGTTTGCAGGAGATTGTCACCAAGGTGGTGCGCCCGCTGGGGATTACTAAAATCCGCCTGGATGCGGCAGCAATACGAACTCGCGAGAAGATCAGCGTCGAGCCGGGAGACAGCGCCTGGGATGTGCTGTCCCATGCTGCCGAGGCCAACGGGCTGTGGCCGTGGTTTGAGCCGGATGGCACGCTGGTGATCGGCGGCCCCGATTACAGTCAACCCGTCTCGGCCACGCTGGTGCTGCGCCGGGACGGGATAGGCAATAACGTGCTGAGCCTGGATAAAACTGAATCGGTCGCGGAACGCTATTCGCAGGTGACGGTGCTGGGGCAAACCCACAGCACCAGCCTTGAACAGGGTAAAAATGCTTTGCAAGCGACTGAAAAAGATAGTGGCATGAGCTGGTATCGGCCAAAGATCATCACCGACCATGAGGCTGATAATGCGGCGATTTGTCGCGACCGGGCGCGCAAGCTGATCTCGGACAGTCGCCTGAAGGGGCTGACGCTGACCGCGACGGTGCAGGGGCATCGCATCACCAGCACGGACGGCGCAGGCAACGGCATGCTGTGGACCCCCGGCCAGCGGATTTATGTGGTGTCCGAGCCGCATGGCATTGCGGCGATCTATTTCCTGATGGCGCGCAAGTTCACCCGCTCGCGTAACGAGGGCACGCGCACCACGCTGACGCTCAAGGAAGACGGTGCCTGGCTGCTGGATGCGCATCCGCACAAGAACAAGCACCGGCGCGGCAAGAACGACAGCACGCCGCACGTGCAAATTTCGGATGCAACCCAGCCATGATCAAGACAGTAGACAACCGTATCCAGCGCGCCCTGAGCGGTATTCGGCTGGCGTTTCGTGGCGTGCTGACGCTGGTGAAATCTGCCGGTGCGGTGCAGCTGGTGCAGCTCGACGGGATGAGCGGCGAGCAGTTGCAGGACGCGGAGCTTATCCAGCAGTTTGGCTTTACCAGCAATCCACCCGCCGGGACAATGGCGATTGTGTTGCCGATCGGCGGTAAGACGGCGCACGGCATTGTCATCGCTACCGAACACGGCACGCTGCGTCTGAAAGGCTTGGCTAGCGGCGAGATGGCGATCTACAACCAGTGGGGTGATCACGTGACCCTGTCAGCAGACCGGCGCATGAAAGTGGTGTCTTCGCTGGCCGTGGACATCACTACCCCGACCGTTAATATGAGCGGCAATCTTAACGTTGCGGGCAGCATCGTGGCGCAGCTGGACATCAGCGACCACAGCAACAAATCGATGCTGGGTATGCGCACAACCTACAACGCCCATACTCATAGCGACCCGCAAGGCGGTAGCGTCGCGCCAACGGGCAATCAGATGTAATTTTGGAGTGCGCAGCCTCGGCTGCGCCTGGCAGCGTCATGTCGGTGCCGGAACAAAAGTTTTATGTGCCGCTGCACTCCATAGCGGAACACCTTCCGTCTTAACTGCCCTCCCATGCGCGCGTAAGCTGCGCACATGGACATCCTGATCAACCCTCTGACTCAAGATTATTTGCTGCAAGGTGGCGTGTTGAATCACGACCCGGCAGGCGGGCTGGCGAATAGTTGTTTCATGCGCCTGAGCATTCCGTTGGGCAGCTACTGGGCGGATAAGACGCTGGGTAGTCGCTTACATGAGTTGCAGCGCGAGAAGGATCTCGCCCGTGTGGCGATTCTCGCCAAACAATATGCCGAAGCGGCACTGGCACCTGTGCTGGCCGCTGGCCGTGCCAGCCGGATTACGGTCACCACGCAGCGTGCCGCCAGCCGCTTGAGCCTGTTGATCGAGGTGCTGGCCTCAACCGGGCAAACCTTGACCTTCCAACATCCCGTCAGCGTGATCTGATATGCCCTTTACTACCCCCGATTACCGTCAAATCCGTACCGCGATCCTGCGTGACATCGCCAATCAGCGGCCTGATGCCTATGTGGGTGATGATTCCGATTTTGCGCTGCGCGCCAATGCCACCGCCTCGGCGATTGAGGGCTTATATCAGCACCAGGCCTGGGTAGCGCGGCAGATTTTCCCCGACACCGCCGACAGCGATTATCTGGAGCGCCATGCCAGCCTGTATGCGCTCAGCCGTAAAACCGCCGCCACGGCCACTGGCAGTGTGCGTCTGAGCGGGGTACAGGGCAGTGTTATCGCGCTGGGTACCGAACTCAAGTCAACCAGCGGAGTGGCGTATCTCACGACCGCAGCAGGCACGGTGGGCGCGGCGGGTACGGTGGATATTGCCGTGCAAGCCTCACTGGCTGGTGCCAGCGGCAATCAGGCTGTGGCCACGGCGCTGACGCTGAGTGCCGCACCCGCCGGGGTGCAGGCAGCCAGTACGGTGCTGATGATGACCGGCGGCACGGATATCGAGAGCGATGCCGAGCTGCTGGCACGCCTGTTGTACGAGATGCGCTTGCCGCCGATGGGCGGCGCAAAGCACGATTATTTTGCCTGGGCAATGACGGTGCCTGGCGTAGTGGATGCGTACGTATTTGCTCAACGCCGCGCGATCAATTCGGTGGATGTAGTAATCGAGGCATCCGGTGGTATACCCTCCGCACAATTGCTGGCGGATGTCACTGCTTACCTCAATACGCAACGTCCGGTTTGTGCCGATGTGCTGGTGATGTCGCCCACGCTGGTGGCGGTCAATATTGTTGCCAGTCTGACGCTATCTGGCATCACGCTGGCAGATGCGACTGCACGGATTGTTGCGCTGTTGCCGCTTTATTTCGCCACGTTGCATGTCGGCGATGCCGTGCCGCGCGCCAGGCTTATCAGTCTGATGATGGGCATCAACGGGGTGCTGGATGTCACGCTGACCAGCCCGGCGGCCAATGTGGTGGTGCTGGCGGATGCAACGCATAGCGAGCTGGCTATCCTCGGCACGGTGGCACTGTCATGACGCACGCTGATCTGCTCAAACGGCTGTTGCCTGTGGGGGTATATGACATCAACGCCGCGCTGTTGGGCGCTGATCTGGCGGCGGACGGGGCAGTGTGCGACGGCGCACAGGACTGTGCGATGCGATTGATCGATGAGGCTGATCCGCGTGTCACATCTGAGTTGCTGGCCGATTGGGAACGGGTGCTGGGACTGCCGGATAGCTGTGCGGGCGGTGCTGCCATGACGGTATCGCAACGCCGTAACCGGGTGCTGGACAAGCTGCGCAAAGTACACGGCCAGAGCCGTCAGTTCTATCTCGACCTGGCTGCGATGCTGGGCTACACCGACACCAGCATTACCGAATTTCGCCCGATGACCTGCGGAGCGCCGTGCGACAGCGCGGTCTTTGGATCGGACTGGCTGTTTGCCTGGCAAATGAACGTCGGTGATTACATTGCGATCCACACCATGACTTGCGGAGATCCGTGTGATTCGCCGCTGCGGTCGTGGCAGTCGACCGAGTTGCAGTGCCGGTTAAATCAGCTGAAGCCAGCGCATACCACCGTGCTGATGAATTGGACGATGACGCAAGCGCAGATTGTCGTGGTGCTGGCCTATAGCCGCGAAGACATTCTGAGTGGCGCGCCGGTGCTGCATAACCTCATCGGCCAGTTGCCGACCCATTTTTAACAGGAGATTTGCATGACACTCAAAACCGATATTGACCAGCTCGCCGTCGATGCGCTGGTGATGCACCAGGTGATTCATGCCGATGCCAGTACTACCGTGACCACGGCAGGCGGCCCGGTGCGTAGCATAGCCAGGCTGATTTCGGACAAGGATGCCGAAATCAACATATCGGCCAGTGGGATACTGGCGCAATCAGTCGCGCAGGTCGGCCTAGCCACACAGCAGGCCATTGCGGCCGGAAACTCTCTGTCGCAGGTCAATGTCGCTGTCGCGCAGGCACTCAGCGCAGCAGGAACTGTCGCGCAATATTCTACTGCACTTGCTGCCATCGCCTCTCAGACGGCGATTGTTCCAGCCGCAACGGTGACTGGATTTAACCGCACAGTGGTTGCAAGTTGCATTCATAATGCCCGAGATAACTCTGATGGCGGAGCCAAGCGTCGCGCCTGCCAGGAAAAAACGTGGTATGCCGAGCCAACGACCTGGACGGGGAAAAACTTGGGCAAGCTGCCCAATCTGGCCGCAGCTTGGGCAGTCACCGGTGCAGCAGTCGGGGATGGATATTACGACCAGACAACCAAGCTGTTTTACTCGATTGGCGGAACGTCTGGCGCGCCAACAAGGGCCGAGGTGGTTGCAAGCTCGCGCCTGGACATGCCTGAGGTGGTTGGCGTTACTGTAGATGCAGGCATGGTGGTTCTTTGGGATGCGACCGATGCGTCTATGCCGATGTGGCGGGTATTTAAATCAACCGCCTATAACGCGGCAGGTTGCGGCGTGGTTGGGTATATGCCAAATCTCTCATCATGCTCCATGGTTGAGGGCGTTTTAGCGATTGGCAATAATTTTTCCGGGAGCAGTTTTTACGGTTCGCTGATTGTCATTGATTTCTATGCGGACACAGCAAGATCGTATTCTGGTGCGGGTTCCGCTGTAGGCTTTACTGGTCGCTGGAATACAGGTCTTGGCAATCGTCACGTCCTCGGTGGTTATGATGGATCTGCACTTCCAGCAGTCCCACTGATAATCAATTCTGTCGCCGCTTATGTTTACCCGAACGCGCCTTTTAATCCGCTGAATGGCCTGAAAAAGCCAACTATCGCAGTCGGTGCCACTGCTGGCGTAACGGTTCTAAAAGATAATGACTCGTCAATCAATATCACCTACACGTCCTATGGACAGGTGAATTTCGTCTGGTTCGGGCGCGAAGGCGCGTTGTGGTTTGCCAATGGATTTAATCCCACTCAACAGTATTACGCCCATGCCTTTAATCAGTTGCCTACAGCGTCTGTCGCAGATGGGTTTGGCTACGTCAAAGGGAGCGCGGACATTTATTATTCGACCGCGTGGAATGTCGCTTATACAGGGCTGTCAACGCTTCTGTCACAGGGAAATTTAAGTGTCACTGGTGCGGTTAATGTAAGCGGTGTAACCGCATTTGCCTCTCAAGGTGGCCTATTTTTAACTAAGGATAATCCCTCTAATCCCGCTGCAAGCATGATGGCTGCCATTACCACAATTTACAACACAGGCTGGCAGATTGGCGATAGTCGTGGCGCTTGGCTGGCTGATACGGGGGTCGAGACGGTGAGTGGCGCGCCATTAACTTTGGGTGCCGAAATCAATACTAACGCAACATACGCAGACGGTGTGCAGACTGTAGTTGCAGCGGGACTATCCACTGTAGTTTTCCCTGTAATTACAGTCATAGGTAAGACTTATGCTTTTCGCGGCGATGTAGTTACAGAGTCTGTCACTGGTCAAATATATCTTGGAGCAGGCACGGGAATATACACACTCGACAATGGGACTGTAGCTTCGTCAGGAGGCGCAGCTCCTTTGATACTGCAATTTGTTGCCAAGGCCACGACTACATACTTACAGCTACGGATCAGCGCATCTTCGCTCGCTGGCGAAGCTATTACATGGGCAAATGTGGGTATTGCAGAGTGTGCCACAGACCGCTCAATTAAAGCCAACTCATTAACTGTATTCGGCTCGCTGACAAAAGCGCCCGTCGCTGCCGGCAGCCAGTTGGTTGCATGGTCTGGATTCGCCGCTGGTATGAATTATCTTAAACAGGATTATAGTGCCAATCTGGATTTCGGCACCGGCGATTTCTGCCTGCCGGTCTGGATTAACCCGACGACTGCTGCGCAAACGTCGATTATTTTCCAGCGCGCCCCCGCAGCCACGTTGGCCGGGAATAGTTTTGGTCTTGCGCTCGTTGGCGGCGTGCTTAACTTTTGGTCTAGCGTGGCGGGGGCTGCAGCTAGCAATACCTCATTCGCTTATTCCCCGCCCGTCGGACAATGGAAGCTGGTAAATTTGGTGCGTGTGGCAGGCGTGATGCAGTTGCGCGTCAACGGTGTTCAGCAGGACGCCACCATCGCCAATACAACAAATTACAACAACACGACGGCTGCGCTCTGGGTCGGGCTTGATTATGGGTTGACCAATCCATTCCTTGGATCGCTTGCCTTACTGCGTGCCTCAGCTACGCCAGCCAGTGCGGATCAGGAGGCGTATCGCTACGAGACGGAACGCAAGCTGTTTTTACCGGGTGCGCAGCGTTGTATCGCAGGGACATCCTCTTCCGTCAACACGATAGACTACGACGATTCCACCAACCTGCTGTCCGTAGCAACCTCGTGGGGTGTCACCGAATTTCAAGGTCTAAAAGCGGTCAACTCATACGCTACCACTGTCGGGCCACCATCTGTAATCGCCACTCGTGGCGGATATAAACTTCTATTCGGCGCAACAGGCTCATCGTTCTATAAACCGTCCAGACTGCTTTCGGAAGAGATGTCACGCACATTTGAGCAGCGGATGGCGTTTGGCGCAGTACTGAAAAAACGCACCTACACGGCCACATCTGGCCAGGCTGATTTTAATCTGGGTATCGGCGAAGAGCCGGTCAGCGTCTATCAGATGGGCATATTGAAAGATGAAGGCGCGGGCGCTGGACTGTACACAGTCTCAAACAACGGATTCCGCAAGACCATCAGGCTTGGCACCACTGCCACCCTGGGTGATCGCGTGACCATCTTCTACACCCTGAATCTGTAATCCCACAGGAGAATTTTATGTTACGAATCAACACTTTTAATAAAGCCACCGACCTGTTCGGTGCTGGCAAGCACGGCTATCGAGCCGGTAATCCGGCTACCGGCCAAGCGCCGACAGAATGCAGCCCGGATGCTTTTAACGCGCTACAGGAGGAGGTTGCTAGTGTGGTCGAGGGTGCTGGCCTTGCGCTGAATGCGTCTGACAACGCACAAATGCTGGCGGCAATCAACTTGCTGATTAAAACGCAAATGAGCGGCTATGTGCTGGATACGGGGGCTGCGAATGCCTATGTCGTTGCGCTCACGCCAGCGATCACAGCATATACAGATGGCCTGCAGATTTTGATTAAAATCGCGCATGCCAACACTGGCGCATCTACGATTAATGCCGGCGGCGGAGTGGTGCCACTGGTTAACAATCTGGGCGCGCCATTTGCAGCAGGCGATCTACAGGCAGGCGGTGTCATCGAGGTGATGTATGTCGCCGCCGCCGCGAAGTTTTATGTCACGTCCATGGTGTTGTCACAGACGCTGAGTCAAGCTGCGGCAGATGGCCGTTATGCGGCGCTAGCTGATGGCGTGAAGCCGGGCATGATGTTTGATTTCCCCGGCACATCAGCCCCCGCTGGTTACTTGCTCGTACCGACTGCTGCCACCAATATCTCTCGTGCAACTTATGCCGCGCTGTACGCTGCCATCGGCACAACGTGGGGCGCGGGCGACGGTGCAACGACCTTCGGACTGCCTTGGGTGAGGGCCGATGGCGTGACGTTGCAGGCTTCCGGCAATGTGGGTACGCAGTCGGCAGGGTCGGTTGGTGCGCATAGTCATACTGTCCCGTCGAATCTGACGGGAACAGTCTGGTTGACCGGCACCGTGACGGGCTACAGCGGCATTATTCCTGGAACAGCCAGTGCCACGACCGGCACGACAGGCGGCACTTCCAACCTTGCGGCGGGTTCTCGCTTCCTCAAATGTATTAAATATTAAGGACTGACCGACATGAAAACTTGTTTTTTATTCAACCCGCTGACTGGCGAATTTATTAGTCAATACCTTGCACAGGAAAGCCCGGAAGAGCCGGGTGAATTTCTTGCGCCGATTCATTCAACTTTCGTTGAACCGCCAGCGATTGATGCCGGGCAGGTACTGGTATTTGCCGATGGCGAGTGGACTCTTCAGCCTGATCATCGCGGCGAGACCTGGTATGACGCACAAGGAAATCCGGTGCTGATTGAGACCATCGGCACGCCGGATGCGGCGCTCAGTCCGCTGTTGCCGGATGCCCAGCAACTTGCCATTGCGCAGACGCAGCAGCTTGCCCTGCTGGCCGCTGCCTACGCTGCAGCGATTCAGCAGCCAGTCACCTATCTGGATACCTCATTCCAGGCGGATGAGTCCAGCCAGATCGTGCTGACTAAAGTGCTGGTGGTCGGCGCGGTGATGGACGGGTTTTTCTGGCTGGATGCCAATAACGCGCCCATCCCCATGACCATCGCGCAGCTGCAAGGTCTCGCTACCGCGATGTCGGCTCAGGGGCAGATGGCTTTCGCTAAATTGCAACAGCTCAAATCGGCTGTCCGCGCAGCGGTGACGGTAGATGAGGTGGCTGTGGTGCTATGGCAATGAAACCGCATCACTACATCATGCTAGCACTGTCCTCGGCCTTAGCTGCGGCAGCCATTTTCTAATCCGCATTCGTCTGGCTGATGGGTGGCATTTTTATCGGCTTCGCCGTGGCCGAGGTTCATAGCTACATCATGGAAGTGGCTGAAGCGAATTACCTCGCACGCCTGGAGGATGAAAAAGAAGCGGCGGAAGAAAAAACGCTGTAATTAATAAAGAGAGAGCGACCGGGATTATGCGTCAACATCATCCCGGCCACTTATAACCCACAGTCAAACCTGTGAGCCAAAGCCAAGGCTCCCTACCACGTCGACGCGGCAGGCGAACCTTAGCATATTTTTAACCTGTGAAAGGGGCTTGCAGCATGAACAAAACAATATTTGCACCCATCATCCCATGGATCGGCGGAAAACGCCGTCTGGCCAAGCGCATCATTCCGCTGTTTCCAGAACATACCTGTTACGTCGAACCGTTCTGCGGTGCGGCGGCGATCTACTTCATGAAGAATCAAACCAAGGTCGAGGTGCTGAATGACATCAACGGCGAACTGGTGAATCTCTATCGCGTGGTCAAGCACCACATGGACGAGTTTGTCCGTCAGTTCCGCTGGTCGTTGACCAGTCGCCAGATGTACAAATGGCTACAGGATACGCCGGAAGAAATCCTCACCGATATTCAGCGTGCAGCGCGGTTTTTCTACCTGCAAAAGAACGCCTTCGGCGGCAAGGTCAGTCGCCAAACCTTCGGCACTGCCACCACCAGCGCACCACGCCGCAACGCATCGATCAGGTGATTATCGCCCAGGACTATCACTTCTTTCCCGGCACCACGTTGACGATCTGCTGCCTGACACTGGCCAATGGCTTCACTGTCACCGGCGAGAGTGCCTGCGCCAGCCCGGAGAACTTTGACGCGGAGCTGGGGCGCAAGATCGCCCGTGACAATGCTAAGCAAAAGATATGGGCGCTGGAAGGTTATGCGCTGCGTGAACGTCTGTCTGGTGAATCAGAAGAAACGCATCTGTAATCCACCAGGGTATCAGATGAGAAAAGCCGACTCTGTGTGGTTGGCTTTTCTTTGTGGTTTTAATCCTGCACAATTCGTTTTTACATTGCACAAATTAAAACCGGTGAGATTTATCTCACAACTTTGCTGAATTTATCTCGCGCCGCATCATGGTGGCGGGGGCGTTTGTTATTTCCAGTCTGTATCATGTGTTTAACATCAAGAGCTTTGCGCCTGTCTCCAGGTTTGCCTTGCTGACCGCGCTGTGCTTCATGATTTTTGCACCAACGCCGTTGC